TGTTCAGCAGATTATCAGGCGCAACTGAAGCGGCATAATCTGCGTGGAAGTATGAGCGCAAAAGGTTGCTGCTACGATAATGCCTGCGTGGAAAGCTTCTTTCATTCGCTGAAAGTGGAATGTATCCATGGAGAACACTTTATCAGCCGGGAAATAATGCGGGCAACGGTGTTTAATTATATCGAATGTGATTACAATCGGTGGCGGCGGCACAGTTGGTGTGGCGGCCTCAGTCCGGAACAATTTGAAAACAAGAACCTCGCTTAGGCCTGTGTCCATATTACGTGGGTAGGATCAGTTCAATGTGATTTTTAAGACGTACTTTGAAGTTTTCCATGCATCCTCCATGCAAAGTGAAAACCTGCTGTTAAATCAAAGCAAGTCACAATCCCGGATAGGCTTCATACAAGCCAATCCCCCACAGGGATTGAGTTATGCAAGCGAATCAATCTCAGAGCTTTTAACATGTATGGAGCTTAGAGATATTGTCCGTTAGACCATATAAGCTTAAGCTCTGGCTTTCGTTTGTTTTTTTCCATCTTCCTCCTGCTCTGCCCATCTCCTTATCTTCATCTCTAATGAGTCTAAATATGCTTTAGCATCGCTATCTACCCAGCCAGGTATACGCTGTCCTTGCTCTAAGAGGACAAAATCAATGATAGCCTTTTTTTCTCTCGAAGCCTTATTATAGAGCTCGTCAATAGAACCATTTTTAACTATGGGATCTGTTGCGGGCTCACATGTATCAGTTAGCGGGTATCCCTTTAGTCCCCAGTGCTCGGGGCCCACAACATCAGAAAAGTAGTTCCAAAGCTCTGGTAGCTTCTCTTTCGATATGGAGCCTTTATTGATCCAGTCATGGATTGATGGGGGTTTTATTTTGAAATGACGTGCGATTTCCGCCTTACTCTTGGCAGAACCTATTGAAAGCTTCTTGTCTATGGCCTGCTCGATCGCTCGGCCCAATTCTTTACCACTAAGCATTGCCTAATAATCCTCATAACCTATAGCTTAGGCAATTCCTATTGATTGTTTATTAGGCTTAGCCTAATATCTGCTTGTGTGGAAATCATAGGAATCCGTTTATGAGAAGTAGCCTTGAAGCAATCAGTGAAGCCTGCCGCATTGTTGGGGGACAAGCCGCTTTGTCAAGGAATCTAGGCATCTCATCACCAACAGTGAATCAATGGACAACGGGCATTAGGCAAATACCTGCGGAACGATGTCCTGCGATTGAGAAAGCTACTGGTGGTGCTGTCACCTGCGAAGAGCTTCGTCCTGACATTGACTGGGCCTATTTAAGAGGTGCAGCAATGCGAAAGCTTAATGTCACTGCATCAAATTTGTAACTACCACCCGAGTTTGAAAGGAGTAGGTATGAACCTCAAAGAAGTCGTGAAATCTATGTGCAAAGCATATCCAGGTGGGCGCGAAGCAATGGCTGGCGCACTGGGAATGACGGTGACGCAGTTTAACAACAACCTTTACGAGAAAAACGGCTGTCGTTTCTTCGAAGTCAGCGAACTGGAAGCGATGGAGGACATCTCGAATACATCTCACCTGGCTGAATATTTTGCCCGCCGTCGTGGTGCTCTGCTGGTGGATGTTCCGCACCTGGAAGAACTGGACCGCGTGGACTTGTTTAGCCGGGCAATGCGTACCTCTGCCGCCAGGGGGCAGGTTGATCAGATTATCGAACAGGCGCTTGAAGATGGCGTTATTGAAAGGCACGAGGCCGAAGAAATCATGGTGCATCACCGCCGTCACCTGGCAGCTCGTGAAGAAGAGATTGCCGCAATCATCACGCTTTTTTCACGCAAAAAGAAGTGACGCCAGCGAGTTGCAGCTCCTGGCGTCGTGGCGTGTCGTTATCAGTGGAGATTACTAACGCATGAACAGTTTATCAACACAATACCGCAGGTCGCAACTTGTAGCGCGGCCAGTTCCTGGTGGAGCAGGGCCGGTGCAGTTCGTGTAGAGCCATTCGTTGGTGGTGGGTCGGTATTCCTGAACAGCGAAAAGCACGCAGATTACCTGCTGGCGGACGTTAACCCGGACCTGATTAATCTGTATCAGATGTTAGCGGTCGTGCCGGATGAAGTGGAATTGAAGGCCCGCTGGATGTTCGAGCACATGCGGTCACCAGAGCGCTATGAGCTGATCCGTTCCGAGTTCAACTCTCAGACGCTGGATGCTACTGAACGCGCAGCTGCATTCCTGTATCTCAACCGGCATTGCTTCAATGGTCTGATGCGCTACAACCAGGCGAACAAGTTCAATGTGGGCTGGGGAGGCTACAAGGCTCCGTATTACCCGATGGATGAGATGAAAGCCTTCGCGGCTATGGCGCATAACTGCGTATTCATGACGGCTGATTACCGCCGGACAATCAGCCTGGCCGGGAAAGGGGATGTGGTTTACTGCGATCCGCCTTACGAACCGATGCCGGGAACAACCGGATTCACCGCCTACGCCGCTGGTGGTTTTAACTGGGAGAACCAGGTAGACCTGGCGAAGCAATGCGTATCAGCCTTTCACCGTGGGGCTCGGGTAGTGATTTCTAACTCATCTGCACCGAAGGTTCTCGACCTGTACCGGGAGCATGGTTTTAACCTGCAATTCATCAACGCGCGCCGTTCGATCTCCTGCAAAAGCAGTACGCGGGAAGTCGCAAAAGACGTTGTAGCGATCCTTTAAGGGGGCTAAATGAAACTGACTTTACCATTTCCACCGAGCGTAAATAGTTACTGGCGCGCCCCGAGCAAGGGACCGCTGAAAGGCAGGCATCTGGTAAGCGAGACAGGGCGCAAGTTCCAGCAGGCAGCGAGAGCGGCGATTATTGAGCAACTGCGGGCCGTTCCCCGGCCATCCTCAGATCTGGCCGAGGTTCACATAAACGTTGTTGAGGGCGCGGGGCTTGAGCTTGATCCTGATGATGATTCACAGGTTCTTAAAGCGATTGGTGGCGGTCGCCTGCTTAATATTGTCACCTTTACTAAGTCAGGGACTTACACTCCAACTAAAGGGACGAAAAGAGTGCGGGTGAAAGTTTGGGGAGCGGGGGGAGGTGGCCAGAATGCTCCAGTTAGTGTGGGCGCATCTGGAGGTTGTGCTGGTGGATTTTCGGAAGGGTTATTTAATATTTCTGATAACGAAACTATATCTGTGACGATAGGTACTGGTGGCAGTGCTGTTGCTGCTGGTGTCTCGTCTAAAGGCGGGAATGGTGGTGATACAAGGTTCGGGAGTTTAATCTCAGCTACTGGAGGGAGTGGTGGCGGGGCTACAGTTCCTGCTGGAGGTATCGGAAGTGGCGGGAACATTTTAAATATTACTGGCGGAATATCTCAAGGTGGTCTGTATTATGGTTCTGATGCTTTTATTGGCGGGGCTGGAGGATCTGCATTTTCATCAACGGGTGGCAATGGCCACTTCGGTAGTTCTGGCGATGATGGCGGTTTCCCCGGCTCAGGTGGTGCCGGGGGGAATGGTAACTATTCATCAGGAAAAGGAGCGAATGGTTTAGTTTACCTTGAAGAGTTTTCCTGATTATTTTTGCTTTGAGCGTCCGCCCTTATTTTTGCTCTAATTTTAATTAGTGGCTTGTCTATTAATATTACACAAACGATCCCAAGTGCAATTGATATTGGGTAGCCTAATAAAAAGATGGATAAGCCACGATTTTCACCACCAATAGCAAGCCATGCTAGAAATCCACCAAAATATTGACAAAGAAAAATTGGATAGGCCAGGTCACCAAACCACTTGAGTATTTTCTCAAGATGTATGTTTGTCTTTATTTTTAATAATACCAGGGTTGTAAACAATGCTATTACATTATTGGTGTAGTAAAGTATTATGTTGTACTGACCTAATGGATTAATTGTATATAAATGCCAATTGGTAATAAAAATCCCGATGCAAATAAATGTTATTAAAAAAGCTTTGTGTGGAGAAAGATACATAGCTTTGAACTTTCTATGGGCAAAATAACCCAGAGAACCCATGCTAAAAGGAAGTGTTGCAGCAAGGAATGGGAAATACGCCATATCAAAAGAATGGTGTACTACATATACGTAAGCATGATAAAGCAGTGAAAGCAGAATCGACGTAATGGCTGTAAATTTATTTCGGGCTATGAAAAGCCACAATAAAAAATAACATGTTATCTCAACACCCACTGACCATGATGATGTGACTATTCTGAATCTATTACCATCAATAGCAAAGTGATAAATGGATGAAAAGGCACCGAATGGATTTGCTACAGCATTATCAGAAAGGAAAGCCCAGGGGAAGATTAAGAGGTTTCCTAATAAATCTCCAGGTAAGAAATTGCCTGTCCAGTTTGAGTGGAATTCCTTTGCGGATGGAATTAATTTTATAATAAGAAAGCCCATGACGAGAAAAAATATATATGCCGGGAATAACCTCAGTATTCTATTTTTCCAAAACATAGAGAAGTTGAACTTGTATGTTTCATGCAAAATGTATGTTATTAAAAAACCACTAATAACATAGAAGCAATTCACTGCAAAGTTGCCAAGTGCAGGTATGCGAGCCGTTAAGTGAAAAGCAATGACGCACGATGCCAAAAAAAACCTTATTAGGCCAAGCATTATTTTATCTCCGCGCCAATATCGCGCATTTTATTTATTACATTGTTAAGTTGCTCATCAGACAGAACAAGCTGAGCTGCAATATAAAACAGTATGTGTCTTGACATTACCCTGGGGCTCTCTCCGCCAGTGTATTTCCGCCATTGGCTATCGCTGGCTACACCTGCGAGCCCTGCCATTTGGTTTCCGGAGTAATTTAGTGCGGATTTCAGTCTGGCTAAATCTTCCTGCGTTGGAGGGGTGTATTTATTTATTAAAATCATTCTCTTATTTAACCGTTTAAACACGTAA